GTGCGTCATGGCGACGCGCGGCGTGTCGTCCGGCATACGCGGCCTTAAGTTCCACACCCGGCGCCCGGACCTGGTATTGCTGGACGACCTCCAGACGTCGGAGGACGCGGAAAGCCCGCAGCAGGTCGAGAAGCTTTTGAACGTCATACGCAAGGACGTGTTCAACCTGTCCGGCAAGGGCAAGCTCGCGATACTCCAGACGGCGACGCCTATATGCCCGGACGACCTCGCGGAGCGGATAGCCCAGGACCCGACGTGGAAGACGACGACGTGGCCCTCCGTCATAAGCTGGCCGAAGGACGTGGAGGAGAACGGAGACAGGGGGCTGTGGGGGAAATACTTCAGGCTGTACGACGCCGAGAACGCCGACGACAGGCCGCACGACGGAAGCCTGAAGTTCTACGAGGAGAACAGGGCCGCGATGGACGAAGGCTCGGAGGTGTTCAACCCGAACAGGTTCCTCCGCTCGGACGGGCACGTCTCCGCGATACAGGCGCTCCTCGAGAAGCGGCACGCGATAGGAGACGCCGCCTTCAGCGCCGAGATGCAGATGAAGCCGAAGCGCTATTCGTTCCAGATAAACGTGACGCCCAGGACTGTATGCTCCAGGGCGAACGGCGTCAAGAAGCTCCAGGTCCCCGACGGGTACGTGTTCGTCGCGGCGGCGACCGACCTGAACGTCTCGTACGCGGCGTCCACGACGATTACGGCCTTCAAGCCCGACATGACGGCGCACGTCCTCTGGCACGAGACGACGCCGTCCAGGATAGACGGGAAGCTGAACGACGCGGAGTACGGGCGCGAGGTCGTCGCGCTGCTCGCGAAGGTGGCGTCGAAAATCAAGGGCCTCGGCGTGAAGCTCGACGGATGGGCGATAGACGCCGGCGGCCGGAACTGGGACGCGGTGTGCTCGTTCGCGCGCTCGCCCTCCGCGAGGGGCCTCCCGGCGTGCGCCTTCGCGGGCCGCTCCGCCAACGTCTTCAACCCGCTGGTGCGCTCCCGCCTCCGCGACGCCCAGGGGCGCACGGTGCTGTGCGGCGACGCGGCCGAGCACGTCAAGGCCGGCGCCGGCCAGAAATACGTCTTCTTCGACGCGGACTTCTACAAGGAGGCTTTCCAGCGCGCGGTGCTGTCCGAGCCGGGGGCGCCGGGCGCGTGCTCGCTCTACGACGGCGACGCGTCCGAGCATTCCGAGTTCGCGATACAGGCCTGCAACGAGAAGCTGGTCTACGTCAAGCACATGCCTGACGGGCGGAACCGGTACGAGTGGAAGAGCGCCGAGCCGCACGACTTCCTCGACTGCATGAGCATGTGCTACGCGGTCGCGGCGTCCAAGGGCATAACCGGCGCCTCCGCGGTCCGGCGTCTGGCCGGCCCAGTCCGCGGTTTCCGCCGCCGGCCGCGTGTTCGCGTGGTGTAAAGGCTGTAAGTAAATCCAGAAAGATGAACACGATTTAGAAACGCAAGACGCTCCAGCGCATTTCCGAGGTGGAGTCAGACATAGCCGAGCTGAAGAGGTGCCGCGCCGAGATAGCCAAGAACGGCTACGCGAGCGCGACCATGAGCTCCGGCGGCGGCTCGCGCAGCTACACGCGCCTCGACGTGTCGAAAATCACGGAGGCCATTTCGTCGCTCACAAGCGAGCTGAAGAAGCTGAAGGCGCTGCTGAAGTCCAACCTCGGCGGCCAGTCGATTTGGCACGACGTCCTTGTCGTTTACGACCTGTAAAGAGGCTTGAGATGTTCGGATTATTCGGAAGGAAAAAGAAGGCGCCAGAATGGAAGGACCTCACCGACGCGCAGAGGCGCGCGGTGGCGGGCAGGATAGCGCGCGGCGTGAAGGCGCAGTGGTTCGGCCCGCGCTACAAGCTCGTCGAGGGCACGGACGTGTTCCAGCGCGAGCGCGGCATGACGGAGTTCCGCGACGAGGACCAGATACTGGACGCCTCGGCCCGCGGGCGGATGCTCGACATGGCGCGGAACGCGACGCGCAACAGCTCGACGTTCAACGGCCTCCTGAAGCAGTTCGACCTCAACGCCGTGGGAACCAAGGGCGGCAAGGCGATTTTCGACTTCGAGGGCTCGGACGGAATCAAGGCGGAGTTCGCCAAGTGGACCAGGGACGCCGACTTCTTCGACGGCCTTTCGTTCAACACGCTCCTGAAGCTCATCCTTAAGACGTACATCCTCGGCGGCGACATGGTTCTCATGTTCGACGACGGACTCCTGGAAGACAGCGGAAAGCTGGTGGTTTATGAACCTGACGAGATTGCGAATACTACTCCTGAAGCCCTTGCAAGCCATTATGGCAAGTCCGCTAGCCAGTCTCTGGGACGCGTCTACAATAGCAATGGTCGTTTCATCGGCGCTATCGTAAGCCGCAGCCAGCGCGGCCAGCAGCAGTTCGACCCCAAGCAGTGCTACTTCCTGAGGCGCGACCCGGACGTCTCCCAGTTCGACAATTTCTGGATGATGCCGCGCAACGTGTTCCGCGTGGGGCAGGGCAGGGGCGTGACCCCGCTCGCCGCGTCGCTCGCGACCATCCTTGACCTCGAGGACCTCTGTGGGTACGAGCTCGCGGCCGCCAAGAAGAACAGCCAGACGCTTGCGCAGGTTCTCCAGGACGCGTCCGCGACGAACGAAGAAGTGGAAGTGCCGTCGCCGTTCGACGAAGGCACGGACTTCGAGAACATGACCGACGAGGAAATCGAGGCCGCCGCGAAGGAGGCGGCCGGCGAGCAGGTTCAGACCATGTCGCTCGAGCGCGTGAACGCGGCCGGGTGCATCTACCAGGTGATGCCTGAAAACTACAAGATGGAGCTCCTGGACACGAAGCACCCCAACCAGAACATGCCGGAGTTCATAAACTGGCTTGCGACCAAGGCGGCGGCGCCGTTCGGCCTGTCGCAGCAGTTCGCGACGTTCATGCCGACGGCGGGCGACTTCCGCGCCAACCAGCTGTTCTCGCAGCGCGCGTTCGAGGAGGCGCAGAAGTTCCTGGAGCAGATTTGCGACTGGACGCTTTACCGTTGGGCGCTGTGGGCCAACAGGCGCGGGCTGATAACCAATGCCCCGGACGAGTTCATCGACCGCGTCGACTGGTCCTGGCCGCGCATGGAGGAGGTGGACGAGCTCCAGCACCAGAACGCCGTCGCGCTGAAGCTCCAGAACCTGACGGGCTCGATACGCGACGAGCTCGGCCCCGACTGGCGAGAGAAGATGCAGCAGATAAACGAGGAAATCGCCTGGTGCCGCGCGAACAACCTCCCGCACCCGGCCTACGCGATGATATCCGGCGGCGAGAGGACTGGCGCGGACGCCGGCGCGGAAGAGACTTAAGGAGACGACAGCAAAATGAAAGTCTATAATCTAAACATCGACACGAGCAAGCCTGTGAATCAGGTTATGCAGATGCAGCAGAATTCAACTGGCCTGTTGAAGTTGAACGTGACGAATGACGGAAAGAGCATTCGCGACCTTTCTTGTATGGTGTATGATGGAGAAACGGAAGTTCCATCTACTGACAACGGCTTCAAGATTGACATGGGCAAGAACGACAAGGTCGTGAAGATTGAAGCGAAGTCAGAGCCTATCATGTGCCAGATGGGGTATTTTGTTAGTACAGGAAGCGGTTCTGGCATGAAAACCTATGCCTTGCCAGTGTGTCAATTATCACAAGGTGTGTATTCTCAAGATGAATTCAAGGCAGTCGCAGCAGAAGTTGCAAAAAAACTTGCCAGCGGGAGTGTTGTATGTTTTCCAACCACTTCAACCGTAGCTAACATAAACATATCAGAATTCAGGGTAAGTTCTACTGGTGAATATGTTTTCTGGCGTAATGAACTGATACCAGAAAATGAGCCTATTGTTGTTACGGGAGACGTAGAAATTGTTCGCAATACTCAGGCAAAGCGCAATGCGGTAACTGGTACATACGATTACCCAGCATTTGGCGAATACACTGACTACCAGCTTGACACGACGATAAGACCTTCTGCCAACGCGCCTTATGACGGCGAATATGAAGAGCCGCTTACAGAGATTGAAGTTGACGGCGTGAAGTTCGTTCCAACGACTTTGACGATTGACGGCGTTGAATATAAGGTTCTCGCTGAAGAGCAGCCAACTCCTGACCCGGAACCCGAGCCTGAACCCGACCCCGAGCCCGACCCCGAGCCCACGCCCGGCGAGTGAAGACCGTAAGTAAAGACGATGAAGAAATTCCTCATAGCTGGCTCGATAGTCGACACGGACGCTGACAGGGAGACGTTCGAGGACGTCACGCCCGTCTAGGTCAACGCGTTCCTGAAGACGCTCGAGCCCGACGAGCCCCTGGAGCTCGAAATAACGTCCTACGGCGGGTCCGTGACGGCGGGCCTTGCTATCTGCAACCTGCTGAAGCAGGCGAGCGCGGAGGGCCACCAGACGGCCTCCCGCGTCATCGGAATCGCGGCAAGCATGGCGAGCGCGATAGCTTGCGGGTGCGACGAGATGAAGATAGACGCGAACGCGTTCCTGATGGTGCACAACCCCTGGACGATGGCGCTGGGCAACGCGCTGGACCTCCGCAAGGAGGCCGAAGTCCTCGACCAGTACAGGGACGCGCTGCTCGCGATATACCGGACGAAGTTCGAGACGTCCGACGAGGTCATCAAGAAAATGCTCGACGACGAGACCTGGATTATAGGAAGCCAGGCCGGCGCGTTCGGGCTTAAGGCCGAAGTGGTGCCGACCGCCGAGCCGCTGCGCGCGGCCGCGTTCGCGAAGGCCATGCCGAAGTTCATGAAGACGCCGAAGGCGCTTAAGGAAATAATCATGGAAAAAGAAGAAGAGATGAAGCAAGCCGACGCGGCCCAGCCCGTCGAGACGAAGGCCGAAGAGACGCCGGCGGAGCCCGTCGCTGAAGGGCCTAAAGATGAACCCGTCGCGGAGGAGCCGAAGGCCGAAGAGCCCAAGGCGGAAGAGCCCGCGGAGGAGACGGTGCCGAAGGCCGAATGCGAGAAGCGCGTCTCCGGCATGCAGTCCGCCATGGCGAAGCAGATGGACGCCATGAAGAAGGACTACGAGGCCAAGATACAGGATTTCCAGATTCAGATAAAGGCGAAAGACGAGGAACTGACCAAGGCGCAGGCCGAGGTCACCAGCCTCTCGGAACGCCTCGAAAAGTCCGAGAAGGAATTGTCGGAAACGGCATCAGCCTTGGCGGAGAAGGAAAACGCGCTTGCGGTTCTGAACGCCGGCGTAAACACGCCCAGGGAAAGCGTCGACTGGCGCAGCCTCAAGGGCAAGGAGTTCTTCGACTGGTATCGCAGGACTCACTGAATCAGCCAAGCGCTGATTTCAGGATATTGGCGATAACCGTCCTAGAGCATCCATAACACTCCGCAATTTTTCTATCAGACAGTCCTGACGCCGCAAGCTTCAGGATTTTGTCTTTATGTTTCCAGACGTCTTTCCTGATGCGCGCCGATTTCATGCCTGTCCTCTAGGCTGAGGCTTCGCCGATTTTCCGCTTGGCTTCTTCCGTGTGGTGATGGCCCTTGAAGTTCGACCATCCGGCGCAATGGTTGTTTCCCTTTGATTTCCGGCTTATCTTCGCGCGGCGTTCATCGGCGCCGGCGCAATGCCAAAAATGAAGGTCGAGGTGTTCGGACGGGAGGATGAATATCAAGTCCCTTGCCGGGACCTGCCAGTAATCGCCCTGTTCAATCAGCTGTTGCTTCGTGACAGTCGATTCCTTGCGGTGGTGACAGTGCCACATTACGGCGCCGTCAGCTATCGCCTTGTCGTAGTTTTCGATGAGGGTTATGTCCTCGTTGCAGTAGCGTCTCGCTTTTTCTATGTTTATCATGGCTATACAATACTTACTCAGAAAAAGCCAGTTTCTTCTTTCGCTGCGCTGTAATTATTTGCGATAGGAAAATGAGGAGAAATCCACAACCAAAATAAACGAAAGAAGAATCAACCATGTTTTCTGACCTTGCTCTCAAAGCAGCTTCCGAGTCCGCGGTGTTCGCGGCTCACAAGAACCTCGCCAAGCTCTCGCTTTTCGCGAAGAACTTCAGCGAGCTCCAGGGCGTTCCTGGCAAGTCCATCGCCGTCCCTGTCTATGACCTCAGCGCGGCCGCGGCTTTCGTCGCCGGCAGCAACGACTACGGCACGGGCAGCAACGAAATCAACGGCGAGCTCATCACCCTCGACCAGCACCTCGTGAAGTCGATTTCCATCACGGACGTCGAAGAGGCGGAGACCGGCATCCGCTGGGCTTCCGACTCGGCCTACGCCATCGCGGACATGCTGACGCGCGGAGTGAACAACTACGTGTTCGGGCTCATCAACGGCACGAACGTCGAGCTCTCGGCGACCACGCCGACCAGCAAGGCGACCGTCGCCGGCCTCTACGCCATCGCGGAAGAGAACGACATCCCGGTCGACCAGTGCATCGTCGCGCTCAAGCCCACGCAGTTCGCGGGCGTTCTGAGCTGCCTCGACTACACGGTCTACGGTTCCGACGACGCCATCAAGCTCGGCGTCATCCCCGGCCTGTACGGCTTCAAGGGATTCGTCTGCGCTCCGAACCTGCCTGACGGCGTGAACGGCGCCATCATCGCTGACACGGCCATCGGCGTCGCTTCCCGCTACCTGTTCCCGGGCACCGAGGGCGCCTACCCGCAGGCCTGGTCCGCGACCGACGAGTCGGGCTTCACGCTCGGCTTCCGCAGGTTCATGGACCTCGCGACGGGCTCGAACAAGTTCGCGGGCGACTGCCTTTTTGGCGCGAAGCTCATCCAGCCGACCAAGATTGTGCGCCTCGTCTAATCGCGGCGCCTTTCAAGGCGAAAACGAGAACGGGTCCCTGGATTCCAGGGGCCCTTCTTTTTAGGCTGTAAGTATAGGCGATGAAGAACCCATGGTATGATACAGACGCGGCATACGAGCCGATGTTCGACGAACACGCGTCGATAGAGACGCCGGACGGAAGGAAGAACACCTTTGAGGTCGCGGTATTCACGGACGGAACCGGAGACCCGCTGACCGACGGCATGCTCGATTCCGAGCGCGAAGACGTCATGTTCGTGTTCAAGAAATCCGACTGGCCTTTCGTCAAGGGACTGACCCGCGGCGCGACGCTGACGCGGCCTGAGAGGAACAAGACGTACGCCGTCTCGGAGGCCAAGTACGACAGCTGCTTCGGATGGGTGGTCACCGCGAGGGAAAAATGACATGGCTGAAATCACGATAACCTGCGCGGAAGGCCGTCCGATACAGGCGTTGAACCAGCTGATAGACGCCCGCAACAAATGGCTGAACGAGACGGCCGAGCAGGCGTGCACGGCGGCGCTCATAGACGTCCTCGTGTCGCTCCGCGCCCAGACGGTCGTCGCGTCTCCGCGCAAGTTCGAAGTCGACCTGAACCTGCATTTGACTGAATTCCAGCCGGGCTTCACCGGCGGCAAGGCGAACCCGAAGCTATGCCTCCGCGTCGGAAAGGCGCGGTACGCGTTGCAGCCGAAAGAAAGACTAGGCTCGGCGGCCGTCGACGACTTCAAGAACTGCCGCGTGTGGCGATGGATGGACGTCAGGGACCGCGAATGGCTCATCGTCGCGCATTCGAGGGCCGAGGCGATAAAATGGGCGTTCGACAAGATAAAGAAGCGCGCGGCGAAATACAAGGGCCTCGCGAAGATGGCGCTGACGCAGCTCATGATGAAAAGCGGCTCGGTCACGGCGCCGAGCACGGAGAACGCGAACGCCGTCGGGAAGTCCCAGGAGGTGACGAACGTCGTAAAGACGTCGAACGGGGACCAGTTCTCCGTGCAGGCCGACGACATGCTGAACTACGCGCGGTACGCGATGTGGGACGGGGACAATTCCATAAACGTCGCTGTCATGAAGGCGTCGAACAAAATCGCGTCGGTCATTAACCAGAAATGCAAGAACCTCCTCATGTTCGGCAAGATAGAGACGCCGTTCCCGGAGGTCAGGTCCAGAAGGTGACGGGAGAGAAGAATGATAGAGCAGAAAATAGAGGACGCTGTACTGGCGAAGGTGCAGGCGGCGCTTTCGGCGGTCGGCGTGGAAGCCCAGTACATGGGACAGCTCCGCGCGGTCGACGCGGTCAAGGCCGTCGAGAACGCGAAGAGCGACGTGTTCGTCGTCGCGAAGGCGTCTCCGCGCCAGTACGGGACGCCGACCATGCCGACGTGCCAGATTAACGTGCAGCTGAACGCGCTCGTGCGCGCGGACGTGGACTACTCCGGCGCCGACTACCTGGCGGTGACCGGCAAGATAATGGAAGTGCTACAGCGCTGGCAGCGGTGCTACGACGACACGCACGAGGACTTCACGGTCGAAGGCGAGTTCGACTGCACGGGCTTCCAGCTCGGCTCCGGCAGCTTCCAGCTCGACGCGTCCGGGAAGACATGGCAGTATTCCCACCAGATGACGGTGTTCGGCGTCGTCCTGGAATGAGAGGCCGAGAAGGCTGTAAGTAATATCGTAAACCAACTTAGCTAAGGAAAACAGAAAAATGGCTTTCAAGCAGAAGCATGATTTCTTCGGCCTCCAGGGCAACGGCCTTGTGCTGACCGAGACCAACGAGAACAAGTCCGCGTCGACGGCCTAGGGCCACAACGAGAAAGGCGACATCGTCGCGTACGAGGTGTTCGGCGAGACGATGAGCCCGAACTGCACGTACGTCCTCAGCGCCGACACGAGCTTGTCCGCGATGAAGTGCGGCACGGCAATCGCCGGCACGGGCGACTACTCCGGCAAGAAGTTCACGCTCGGCGGGGTGACGATAAACACGCAGGCAGGCCAGCCTCCGACGGTAGAGGCCACGGGCGAGGAGATTCCCGCCGGCGTGACGCACAGCGACTGCACGTACACGTTCCCGTCCGCGACGCTCAAGATGTGCCACCACGCGCAGGTCCTTTGGAACGCCTTCACGCTCGCCGGAGACGGATGCTACCTCCAGAGCGCGAGCTATCAGGCAGGCGGCACGATTTCCCGCGCCACGAAGAACGGCGAGACGATTTCGTACGACGTTACCGAGGGCCAGCTCACGGTCAACCTGACCATCCTACAGACCGGCAACACGGCGCCTACGGTGACGCCCGGTTCCGACTGGGTCATGACCTCGCCGCTGAACTGCTCGAACCCGGACGCGGACTATCCGTCCTGGACCTGCACCCTCAGCCGCTACCTGACGCACGACGCGCAGGCGGGCTCGTGACGGAGGCCGTCTAAAAAGGAGGCGCGCCATGGTTAGCAAGCTTGCGATGGAGGACATCGAAAGCCTGATGGAGGAGGGGTGCGTCGTGCGCCCCTCCGACGTAATAAGGCTGAACGCCCTCGGGCTGAAGCTCGAGAAGCGGCCGGACTTCAGGCTCGCGACGCTTCCGAGGGTCGCGCTTTGCGGCGGCGTGCTGTTCACGCAGCCGTCGATAGAGCAGGACATATTCCTCGACAACATGTTCCAGGTGTTCAGCCGCGACGAGGGCACGAGAATCGCCGTGGAGGCGTACGTCCTCGCGCATCCGGACGAAAACTGGTCGAAGCGTCCGATGTTTCCCAGGCTGTTCGGCGTCAAGTGCGCGGCCTGGATTAGGAAACACCTCGGGAAGGAGGTCGCGAGCAAGGTGCGCGCCGCCCTCGACTTCTGCAAGTACGGCATGGACCCCCTCGACGGGGAGTTCCCGGCGTACGCCGTCGACGAGACCTTCGACAAGTGGTACGACGAAGGAGGCCCGAAGTCCCCGGCGATGCGGAAATGGCTCGAGGCGTGCGCGCTCGGAATAGATTCGGCCGCCGCGCTGAAGGCGACGAGCCCGCAGCTCGCGGCTATGATAGAGCGCGCGTACCTGCTGAACGACCGCAAGATAGGCGACGACGAGAAGCAGCTGACGGCCGAGTATTTCGCGACGCTGAAGGAAATACAGGAACAGGCCAGGGCCGCGCGCGACGCGAAGAAGGGACCTGAAAATGGCTGACCAGAGAGTCAACATAAACATCGGAACGACGTACGACGGCAAGGGGATGAGCCTCGCCATCGGCGGCAACAACAAGCTCATAACGGCGACGACCAAGACGTCGATGGCAGTCGCGCGCCTCGGCGGCGCGTTCGGCCAGCTCGACAAGACCGCCGGCCTGACCATAGGAAGGATGTCGCGCCTTTTCGGCGCGCTCGCGTACGGCGGCCCAATCGGCGTCGCGGTCGCGGGCGTGACGCTTCTCGCGGAAGCCGTCAGCGGATGGTTCCAGGAACAGGAGAAGGCCCGGAAAGAGCTCGAGAAAACAGAGTTCGAGTCCGCGAAGCACAGCATAGACCAATACCAGGAAAGCGTCGAAAACCTCGCGACGTCTCTGGAAAAGGCCGCGAGGTTCTAGAAGGACTTCAACGCGACCCTCGGCAAAATCGAGAACATCGGCTCGTCGATAGACGAGACCCGGGCGCTGATGGAGGGCGAACAGGGCGGCACGGACGAATCGCGCGCCGCGGCGAAGGTAAAGGCCACGAAGATACACGGCGCGCAGAGCGTCAAGAACGCCGAGACCGCGAGGGAACAGGCCAGGAGAGACTGGCGGACCGCCGACACGCTGCACGACGCGCAGGTGAGGACAGTGGAAGGCCTCGAGAAATACGTCGAAAACGCGAGGCGGCACCTCTAGCAGGTCTCCTCGCCGGCGGAGCGGCAGAAGGCGCTGGACACGGAAAGATGGGCCGTTCCGTTCACGGAGGACGCGAACGCCGTAGAGAACTGGCAGGCGAAGGTCAACAACGCGGCGAAGGCGCTCGCCCACGCCGAGCAGAGGCTCGCGGAGGCGAAGGACAAGGAGCTGGAGCGGCGAAACTAGACGCTGGCGCAATACAACAAATACGTCGCGGCCGACAAGGCCGTCGAGGAGGCGAAGGAGAAGGCGAAGCTCGCTGACGCCCAGGCCGAGAACGCGCTCGCCGACGTGAAGAAGAAACAGGCCGAGAAGGAGGCCGCCGAGCAGAAGAAGGCCTCCGAGAAGGAACAGCGCGAGCAGGAACGCGCCCAGAAGAAGAAAGAGGCCGAGGAGAAAAAGGCGGCGGACAAGGCAAACAGGGACCGAATCAACGCCGAGAAGAGCAAAATCCGCAAGGACGCACAGGACCGGATACACGGACTGCGCCAGAGGTACAACGCCGACATGAAGCGCCTGGACAAGGAGATTACCCACGCGAAGGAACTGCTCCGCGACGCGATAAACAAGGAGCGCGACGCGTTCGACGCGGCCGATTCGATAGCCGACACCGGCGCATACAACCCCAACGGCGCCATGCCCGGCCGCCAGCGCGGCACAGTCGGGCCGGAGTCCAACAACACGGACAACGTCAACGGCGGCGCGTTCGCGCAGTCGAAGAGCTTTTTGCCGAACTGGATAAGGTCGCATCCGCAGCAGGCCGCGGCGCTGGGGATGGAGGCCGGGCTCAGTTCAAGGGAACAGCAGGAGCTGAACGCCCTCGACATGAAGGCGGCCGGCGGCCAGGAACTCAGCGACTCGCAGAAGAGGAGAAGGGCCTAGCTCGCGGAACGCGACCCGGAGCGCAAGAAGCTGCAAGCCGAGAAGGAACGCGAGAAGAAGGAGGCCGAGCTCGCGGCGAAGGAGGCCGAGAAGGAACGGAAACGGGAACAGCTGTATACCGACGTCAATTTCATAAAAAAGAACATGGAAGAGGCACTCGGCAAGGTCAATTGACAGGGCATACGATAAATGGCAGGAAACCTACAGAGCTCATACGGCGCGAACAACATCGAAATCACGCAGGACTACTCGTACAGCTTCAACCAGATTGACGTCGGAGAGCCTGTCGTGACGATGACGCGCGACCTGTCAGGCGAAACCGACGTGAAGTACGCCGCGTGGAAGCGGGCCGTCATGGTGGAGACCGCCGGGTGGAAGTACATCGGCATGGACTACGCGACGGCGAAGTCGTGCGCCAACGCGATGCGGAGCGCGCTCACGTTCACGACCTACCCCTGGGAATACGGCTACTACATGACGCCTCAGACGAGCGCCCTTCAGTTCGGATGGCACAAGTCTTCATACGTCCCGACGCTCGAGTCCGACGTGGCCGTCCGGCAGCGGAGCGGGTGCATGTACGACGTCGTCGTGAACGCCAGGGCCACGACGGAGAACTATTCCCTCGGCTCCGTCGCGCTTGACATCGGTTCGCGGCCGCTCGCGGACCAGCTTCAGAGCATAGCGGGGTGGAACAGCTCGGTGTCGCTGACCGGCGAGCATTTCGACGCGGCCGGCTCCGGCAACATACGCGTCGTCTCCGCCCCGACGAACAAGGTCAGCTTCGAGCTCGTGGGGCAGAAGCTGATTACGTCGAACCCGTCCTCGCCGACGGGGCTGTCGCTCGACGACTGGTACAGGGCGACGACCGACCAGTACGCGCAGGTCAGGTACGAGGGCATGACGAAATCAGCGTGCCGTTCCCTGTTCAGCTCGCTGAATTCGACGGGCGGCTGGTACCTGCAGTACCATCCGTGGGTGTACGACGTGACCTGGAACTAGTCGACGCGGAAGTTCGTCCTCGGCTGGCGCGAGGACACCAGCGCGACGGCGTACCAGTGCCTCAACCAGTTCAAGGCGACGCAGGACCCGAGCGGGATGTTCACGGCGGAGCTGACGCTTCACGCGCAGCGCCAGGAGATGACAAAGACGCCGAATTCGTACACGCTGCCGGGATATCCGGCCTTCTGGTCGAGCAAGATTCCGGGGCTAAGCCAATTTTTGTGAGGAGAAATAAGACATGGCGACAAGACCCGGCACGTTATGCCAGCTTGAAAAAGACAAGCTGATAAGCCTCCAGGAAGGGTTCGCGGACACGTTCAACTGGGCGGTGCAGTCCATCGCGAACCTCAAGGGCGGCGAGAACTGCGAGGTGTCGTGGCCTACGGACGACACTCCGACAATCGACTGCACCAGCCAGGAAACGGGAAAAGCCGTATACGACGTGCTTTCCGCCGTCGACGGAAACGACATAAGCGGACTGACCATCCAGTACGTAGACGACAGGGAGGAAAAGTTCATCCCGTTTCCGGCCCTGAGCGGAGGCGGACGCGGCGGCCTTCCGGGGCCGTTCGAGGTGACGCTTTCGTCGGGAGGCGCCGCGACGTTCACGAACTGCGTCTTGAGGATAGCGAGGGCGTATTTCTTCTTCCAGGACCAGATTCTGCTGGGCGTCGACGGAACGGACCAGATTATCTACGTGAGGGCGGAGCACACCGACCCGCCGACGATATCCGTCGGGTGCGGGGACTACGCGACGGTGTCGTACAACCTCGGGAACTCGTGGTCGAACTGCCTCTCCACGACCATAACCCCCCTCTACAGGACGCTTTCCGGGCAGGTCAAGTGCGACTACAGGTACATGATGAACATCCAGGCGTACGACGCGAGGAACTACTCGAACTCGATATGAGGGCGCCGCCGTGGTAACCGACACTTCTCAGTACAAGTTCTTCAAGGCCTCGTTCGACAACGTGTACAAGGAAAACGAGGCCGCGGGCCTCCTCAGCGGAAACCCCCCGTACATGCTGGAAGGCCTTGAGCTTCCGGACCGTTTCACCGACCCGACGGAGAACAGGTTCCTTCCCCTCGACTTCCAGGACTTCTGGATTTGCCAGGACGTCAACGAGTCGTTCAACTTCATGAGAAGGTACGCCTAGACCTCGTTCTACTACGAGGGGTTCTGCACGCCGTGGTTCCAGCGCCAGCCCCAGGTAAAGAACTACGAATACTTCTCGCCGTGGGGCGGGCACATCTACGAGATGTACTGCGGCTACCAGCTGAAGTACACGGCCGTCAGGCCGGTGCAGACGGCTTACGGCGGCATGGGCTTCTCCGTCATGACGCTGTGCGCGGAGAGCGGGGAGGCGCCGGGGCTCCTCGCGCAGATTACGTCCGAGAACCCGGTCTACATCGGAAGGTATTCCCAGTCCGGGTATTCCTATCCCGAGTGGCTGCTGTGGCAGGGCGTTTCCGCCGGGACGCTGTGCGGGGACTACGCGTTCTCCGACGTCGGACTGCCCGGCCACGACATAAGCGCGTACTGGGCGAACCAGGGGCCGTACTTCACGGAGGCCCTTTCGGCGTGGCTGGACGGAATTCCGAAAACGCAGCTCCAGATAGGAAACAAGTACATCAACTGCAACGTGCCGGAACAGGCCTCCGCGGACTGGGTGAACTTCGCGAGGGGGTACGAGGCGGACTACATGGCGTACTGGCTCAACGACGAAAGCCCGTACTGCATGTACTACAGGAAATACAGGTAGAGCCACCTCTCGGCGTGGGAGGAGGAGAAGACCGACTACGTGCACTCCGGGCCGACGCAGCAGGCGATACAGTGGGCCACGTCGAGGATTCCGAATTCGTCTCCTTCGACGTACAGGCAGTATTGCAGGGAAATGCGGGAGAACAGGATACCTTCGAACTATCCGGACAACCAGGAATTCAGGCTCATGATGCAGTCCCCAACGTACGACTTCTACGGAGACGCCACGGTGAGCGTGTACGTTCCGTATTACGTCAACACGTATCCGAACGACGGCGACAGCGGGTATTTGTTCTACGCGAAGCGGTTCGTGCTGGAAATGGAAAGGAGCCCGTACTGGTTCCACGCATACAGGAACGTGCGGAGGTACGTCATGCAGTCGAAGCGGAAACTCTCCTACTCCGAGCTTTTCGGGATGTGGGAGCCGTTCGACGAAAGCTCGGCCAGGACGGTTGGGCAGAACCTGAGGGCGCAGGCGGGGCTTTCCGCGTGGTCGTTCTCCGACGGGCCGATTCCGAGGGAGGACACGGGCGTCTACGCCAACAGCATGTACGTCTACACGGGACAGCCGTTCATCGTGTGGAAATGGAACCATCCGCTGACGTCCCCGGAGGGTACTCATTTCCCCAACCAGGACCCGCCGGAGCAGGCTTGATTCTGTAAATATATGCGAACCCACGCCGGGCAGGTCCGGCTATAACGGAGAAAGACATGATAGGAACCATAGACGTCGCGGTGGAGGCCAAAAGCCCGAACCTTCCCCTTTTCCCGATGAGGGCTTTCGTCGGAAGCCCCTCCTCGATACGCGTGCGCAACGTGCCGAAGCGCGTCGGGGACTGGAACATCAGCCGGGTCTACTTGACTGTCGTATACCCAGACGGGACGATAAAGCAGGCCGATTGCGTGCAGACCGGCGGCGTGTGGGTCGGGACCGTCGGGGGGACTTAGCTCGAAGGCGTGTCCGAGAACGGCTACACGGTCTTCGCGGACGGGACAGACGAGAACGGGAACGCCGTCTCGGGGTACGTCCTCGGCAAGGGCGACGTCGTGGTGCTCGACGCCAACGGGACCCTAAACCCCGGCTCGAGGCGCGACTACGTGAGGGTGCTTTCCGCGGAGGCGCAGACGCCGGTCGAAGGCGACCTCTGGCGCGGCGAGGACGGCGTATGGTACATCTGGCAGGGCGGAGAGGCCTGGCCGATTGACGACGAATCAGGCGCCGTCGGCGAGCTGTCCGCGGAGATGAGCGCGAAGGCCGATTTGTCCGCGCTCGGCGACTACGTTCCATTCACGGTCGACAAAAACGGCAGCAAGACAGCCGTGACAGTTGGTACAAGGGCAATTAGTTCTAGCGTCGGGCAATACAGCTTTGCGTGCGGAGTATCAAATACAGCAGGCAACTTAAATACTGTAGCGCTTGGGTATAGCAACGTTGCGACAGGATAGGACGCAGTTGCAATTGGCTCTACCAACACGGCGGCCGGAAGCACATCTCTAGCAGTAGGCAGTACAAACACAGTCCTAACTGCTTATAGTATTGCATTGGGATAGAACAACACATTAAGCGGTGGTTCCAATACAACAGCCATTGGAACGATGAACACCGCAAACGGGAAATACGGTGTTGCGATGGGCGGCAGGGCGAATGCCGACGACAGCGGGAGCTTTGTCTGGAATGGCGGTGACAAGGCAAGCGTCTTTTTGTTTCCATTATATCACTCACACGGCAAAGGCACGTTCAACATAAATCCCGTCAGCGGAGCGGCTGGTTTCTACATTGGAGAAGAAAGCCTTACCGATATTCTGTCCGCAAAAGCTGATTTGTCCGCGGTCCAGATGAAACGCGACTGGCTTGACAACAAGGTGTACGTCGACCCGCTCGCCGACGTCAGCGCGACGACGTTCACTGTCGCGGTCGCGTTCTCTGGCTCGCCCGACCAACCTCTATTCACTATCCAGCTGACGCATACAGGCGGGGAGGACGTGCAATGGGCGTGGGCCGCGGGAGGCCAGAGGTGCAACATAAGCTACTACGGCGGGCAGTACACGCTCAGCTACTACGACTTCCAGGACGGCGGCGGCAATCTCCACAGCGGGTCCATGACGATTCCGCTCGCGGCGCCGTTCTGGACGGGCTCGACCGAAGACCAGTATTTCAACTTCAGCGCGACGTCGCAGAAGACGGTTCTCGCGACGCAGGAATGGGTGCTCGCGCAGCTGGCCGCGCTCGAGGCGAGGCTGGCCGGCTCGTAAGGAGGAGACGACCGATGACGGAAGACGAGAGATACGACAAGCTCGACCAGAAGCTCGACAAAATCCTCGAGAAGCTTTCCGAGAAGCTCGAGGACATGGGCAAGACCCTCCAGAACCACGAGGTGAGGATAGTCGTGCTGGAGCGCCAGCCGCCGCCGGCGGCCGAAGCCAAGGACGCGAAGGACTGGAAGGCCGAGGCGATTTCCATGCTCATAAAGGCGCTCATCATCGGCGGCACGGTCGTCGCGTCGGTCCTCGGCATAAAGACGTTCTGACATGCTCGCGAACGTGGACAAGATAGACCCGTATGAGCGGCAGATGCTCCTCGTGTTCAAGCAGGCCGTGGAAAACAGCCCATGGCTGAACGAGACGAAGAAGCGCGTCATCGAGCGGCTGCTTCAGCAGGTCGTGGACGTGTGGACAAACGAAGACTTCGTGTAAAAAAGTAGAAAGTAGGTAGTACCATGAACTGTTTCCTGAAGGGCTTCATCGCCAAGAAATTGAACAAGCTCCTCGACGGCGGGGAGGACGGCGTGCAGAAGGCGCGCGAGAACGTCTTGCTGTGGACGGGACGGACCGAGGCCGTATGCGGGGCGCTGAAAAACCTCGCGGCCAAGCTCGACGACAACAAGCTGACCGAGGCCGAGCTCGAAGAGGCCGTCGCCGAGGTCAAGGCCCTCATAGACGGCTGGAAATGAAGAAGCTGTTTTTGGCGGCGCTGCTCCTCCTCGCCGGGTGCGCGGGGCAGAAGCGCTACATAGAGGGGACGCACTTCGTCCTCGGCGCGTACGTCCCCTTCGAGGACGGGCTCTACGGCGTGGAGCTTGTGCAATACACCAGCGGCGCGTACTTTACGTCTTCGACCAATACCCCGTGCAGGTTCGAGCGGTCGTACGCCGCGACTAACGAATACTTCTGGGGCATGGCCCGGACCGTGGAAAGTTCGAGGACCAGACTTGAAGTAGAGAAAAAAGACTAAGGCCCAGCTGGCGAAAGAGGCCAAGCACGCGAGGATGAAGGCCTGGAAGGAGCTTAGCGCGAAGATAAGAGCGGACGTCGGGAAGTGCGAGGTCTGCGGCGCGACCGAACGCCTCAACGTTCATCATTGCCTTTCCAGGAAAACGCACCCCGCGCTCGTGTTCGAACGCGACAACCTGATTTGCTTGTGCGCCAGGCATCATTTCCTCCTCCACCACGGCCACGAATGGGAGTTCGCGGCGTGGCTTCAGGCCAACAAGCTCGAGCAATGGGCGTGGATTTTCGACCAGGCGCGAAAAAACGGGTTCTGAACCGGTCGCGCAAGATACGCGGGCCTAGTCCGAAGCCTTGCGAAAATTAGTCTCGGTAAAACATACCATATTCCACCAAACCCTGCAAATAAAGGGCTTTGCGCAATGCCAATTTGCGATTCCGTTCTAGAAAAACCCTAGAAATTGAGTTTTGAACCCATTAACGCTCCCAGGCCCTTGTTTTGCTATAATTTTCGCTTTCCGGTCCGATTTCGGCGTTTTTCGGAAAATACCGGGGCCAAAAGTATTCGAAAAATACGCGCTCGCGACTTGACTTGAACTTCGTATAATATAGTCGTTAGTGGAAAAAAGGAGTATAGAAGATGGCTAGAAGCAAAGGAGCGGGAACGCTCATCAAGAGAGGCCGGTACTGGCAATGCAAGATTGTCGTGGACGGCAAGCCGCGCTACAAGGCGACGGGCACGTCCTCGAAGGTCAAGGCGAGGGAAATCCTCGAGGAGTTCGCGAGGCCGTTCCTCGACTCGGACGACGCGAGGCGGCTCGCCGCGATAGAGGCCGAGATACGGGCCAAGGAGGACGGCGCGGCCGAGGCCGACGGATACGCCTCCGCGAAGGTCTCCGACCTCGTGGAGAAATACTTCTCGACGGCCAACGCGCCCGACGTGACCCAGGGCACGCGGGACAACTACGAACGCCAGCTCGCGAAGCTCGTGTCGTGGCTCGAAGAGAACGAGCCCGCCGTGAAGACGGCCAGGGACGTGACGCGCCAGGTCGCGGAGCGTTTCCTCGAATGGCTCAAGCCTTCCGTCTCCGCGAGCTGGTTCAACGGCACGCTCGCGACGCTCCGCAAAATCTGGAAGGAGTTCGGACGGCTTTCGAGGCACCGTTGCTTCCGCGAGAACCCTTGGGACGGGTACCGCTACAAGTCCGCCGACGTCTCGACGAAACGCGCGCTCACGCCCGACGAGGTCGCGAGGCTCTTCAAGGCGTGCGGTACGCCCGACGAGACCACGCTCTTCACGACGGCCCTCTACACGGGCCTCCGCCTCGGGGACTGCGCCACGCTCAAATGGGAGAACCTCGACTTCGAGCGTCGCGTGCTCCGCGCGACGCCCATCAAGACGAAGAGGCACGGCGTGACCGTGACCATCCCCATGCACCCCGCCCTGTTCGCGGACCTCGACAAGAGGCGCAAGTCAATCGGCGAAGGTTCCGAGTACGTGCTCCCCGAATACGCCGAAGGCTACCTCGCCACCAAGAAGTGCAACGCGGCCGTGAACGTGTTCCGCCGCGCTGGTCTCGGCTCGGGCGTCTCGTTCCATTCGCTCCGCCATACGTTCGTGAGCGCGGCCGCGAGCGCGGGAGTGCCCCTTGACGTCGTGCGCCACATCGTCGGACACGCCTCCGCCAAGATGACGGACCACTACGCGCACCTGTCCGACGAGGCCCTGTCCAAGGCCGTGAACGCGCTCCCGTCCGTCGGGCAGGCCTCCGCGCGCAAGGCCCTGGTCGAGGTTGACGTGAAGGTCCTGAAGGAGCTCGAGGCCCTCGGGCTCGGCGTGGAGGAGGCATTGCGCGAGCTCATACACCACCGCGTCAATACGGTGACGGTAGAGACCGCCGCCTGACGTTATTTCCCCGCGCGGCGCTTCGCCCTGGCCGCCTTGCCTTTCTCTATCGCCCGCTTGTGGGCCGTTTCGAGCTCCTCCGCCGTGATGGGGTTCTCGTCGAAGAAGCCGGTCTCCCAGAGGTGCTTGAACGTCCTGAAGTCCCGCGTGTCGTTCACGAAGGACCAGTCGAGGAACACGCCGAGGACGTCGTCCGGGAGTCCGAGCGAGGAGCTTGCCGTTATTTTGCTTGCCATTGCCTTTATCCTTTCGTTGGTTGGGCGGACAGTATAGCAAAAGTCCCGCCGCCTGTCAGCAGCGGTTTCTATTCGCCGTTCGCGACGCGCTTGATTATGTATCGCCCGACGTTGTCGTCTATGATTTGCTCCAGCGGCGGGTTTTCAGCAAAGTCCGACCTGTCGCGCTCCTTGCCGTCCTGTTCCGTCCAGCTCTGTTCGTCTCTGAACCATTCCTCGCAGTCCGGGCTGTAGACCGCTCTGCTGAACAGGCCGTCGATGTCGTTGAAAAGCAGTCTTTCCACCGCGCACCTGAACTTCATGATGACCCGGCCGAAGCCATCCTTCCAGCAGCTCTTGCCTTCACGGATAGCCCAGAGTGCCACGCTCGTATCCTTCCACAGACTTACGTTCTCGTCCGTTATCACTATCGTGTAGCACACGGCCCTCCTCCCGCCAGGCGTCGTCTTCTCCTCGACGTTCGCGCCGTTCAAAACGCCTGCCAGAAACAGATGCAAGCGGACGTCATTGCTCACGAGGCTGGCCAGTCGCGTGAGCACGCCTGGACGGCGAGTGAATCTCTTCAGCTCGGCCTTCTGGCCGTCCAGCCCGTTTCCTATTTCGGGCATGTCGATGAACGCCAGCCTGATTATGTAGTCTTCGGTATACTGCATCGCCGTTTTTCCTTCGGCGGACAGTATATCAAATCGCCTTCGGCCCTGTCAGCAACTTCTGGAAAAAAGGGGGCTCGCGATTGTAAGTATATTCGTACAATATAACAAGAGGACAAAATCATGGAACATTGGAAACCCATAAAATAGACGTCAGGCAAAAAAGCAACTCAATACTGGATTTCAGACCTCGGACGAGTGAAATCAGTCTATCTCAAATCGGGCAAGTTCAGAATCAGGTTGGGCAGCGAAACACGGCTTGGATATAGGCATTGCGCCATAGGCTGGATTCATAGGCTTGTCGCGGAGGCGTTCGTCCCTAATCCGCAAGGCCTACCTGAAATAGACCACATAGACGGCAATCCATCAAACAACGCGGCGAGCAATTTGCGCTGGTGCACCCATCAGCAGAACATGAGAAATCCTGTCACTCTGGGCAAAATGAGGAAACGCAGCTTGACGGTCCTGAAGAAAGTCGTTCAGCAATTCACGCCAGACGGCCATCTTGTCAAAGAGTGGAAATCCGGTAATGAAGTAGCAAGGGCTTTCGGCGTTTCTAGCCGCCGTTTCGCAACAGTAATGGAAAAAGAGAACCCTGCATGGCGCGGGTTTATATGGAAACGCGTCATTAAGGAAATTCCGCGATTCAATTTCTGAACTTATGCCGTTGTTAGTATCTTCTTGTGTTTTCCCCGCTCCCTTTCTTGACTAAAAAGCGCATAATACGAGCCGACGACGCGGATGGTCCGCGCCGCTGACAAAAAAAGGAAACAAAAAATGAAGACCGACAAGAAGACCGACAAGAAGACGAACGCCAAGAAGGCCGCCAAGACGCCCGAGGCCAAGAAGCCCTACGGAATCAAGGCCTACGGCAAGTGGACGCGCTTCGCGACCCGCGACGAGTACGAGCACTACCTCAACGAGTGGATTGCGGGCACGGACGGACACGAGCAGGACCGCGCCATCAAGGCCCTGTCCGACTTGCTCGTCGGCAAGAAGACCACGGACACGGACAAGATGCCCGAGGCCGTGCCCGTCCCGAAGCCCGAGCCCAAGACCGAAGCCAAGCCCCTCACGGACGAGGAGAAGCGCGCGAAGCGCAACGAGTACGCCCGCGAATACTACAAGGCCCACCGCGAAGTCCTGAAGGAACGTTCGCGCCTCTGCCACGCGAAACGCCGCGCGGCCCTGAAGGCCGCCGAACAGGCCGCCAAGCTCGAGGCCGAGAAGAAAGCCAAGAAGCCTTCCAAGAAGGCCACGAAGAAAGGGGCCAAGTAATGACGGGACGCGCCGACAAGGACCTGTTCGTCTGCTCCTATCCCGAATGGCAGGAGAACCGCGTGAGCTCCACGTTTTGGGATGACTTCACGATAGCGGACGCGTACGGCCCCAAGGCCGTTCAGGACACGTTCAACCGCGCGTTCCGCGAGTGGAAGTCTAACTACCGCATGCTCACGGAGCTCGTCATGGCGTTGAACCACAAAATCTGGCGTTGGCACGACGTCGACGAGGACATGGCCAAGCTCTACGACGGGCTATGGCGCGAGGCGGACCAATGGGCGATGGACCACTTGACGGGTCCCGAGCTCGAGCACTTCACGTCAGTCACGGACTAACGGCCTAAAAGAGCCCAAAAACAAGCGCCTGGGAGCTTCGGTTCCCAGGCGTATTCTTTTACCCTGAAAAGGTTCGGACGCGATACGGGCCGTTTAACGAGCCTCCGGGCGCGTCTAGGCTCGTTTTTTTCAAAAACCCGGCCAGACGGAACCTTTCCGCGTCCTCCGACGTCTGGAGGTCGTCCAGCAATACCAGGTCCGGGCGCCGGGTGTGGAACTTAAGGCCGCGTATGCCGGACGACACGCCGCGCGTCGCCATGACGCACCCGGTCTTGGGCATCGAGCCGTCTGCCTGCATCAGGCGCGCGAGCTGGAACTGGTTGGCCGTCTTGCCGAGCTCGGTGACCTGCCCCCTGTACGTCTGCTTCCGCCTGTACGAGCCGTTCGCGAGCTGCACGGGGACGCACAGGTCGGGGTAGTCCCGGGCGAAGGGCGTGTCCGGTTCCTGGAACATGCGGAACACGTCCGCCAGTATGTTCGCCGCCGCCCTCGCGTTCGCGGAGACGACGACCGGGAACATCCGCCTTCCCGTGGCCATCGCGAAGGCGGCAGCGCATTCGACGTAGCACGTCTTGCCGTTGCCGCGCCCCATCATAATCATGTACGGCCGCGAGTCGTCCAGGGCCCGTTCCATCTCCTCGAGTATCTTCTCGCCCTTCGGCGGCGGAGGTTCGTCCAGAAGGATTCCGACGCAGTAGGTCTTGGTCCATTCGACCAGGCTCTTCTCCGCCAGCCCGCGCCGCGCCGCGTCGACCGCCTCGCGCGCCTTGTCCAGCTCGGCGTCAATCGCGGCCGCCTTGTCGTCGAAGCGCCGTTTCGCCTCGAGGTTCGTGACGGCGTGCCCGTATTTCAGCTTGGGTCCCGTCTTCGCCATCAGAAAGCCTCCGGATTCCCAGAATTTTCCTAGAACCCATTACGGACTGCCTCTGGGGCACTTCGGCCGGTTGGGCTGCCGCCGGCCTCCCCCTGACGGCCCGGGCGGGGGGCCTAAAACCTAGAATACAAGGCCTCACGGGACTCCCCGGCGCGCGAAGAGCCGCGTAAGCTGGCCGATACGTCGCTTCCTGAACCGCATACCGCGTCCCATATCGCGCGCATGGCCGATTCGCTTCCTATAGGCTGAACCATGTCTCGTTCTCCTTTTCGAATAATTACCGGCCGTAAGTATGGGACGCGCGGCTCCGGTTTTATTCCTTTTCCCCGGCGCCGCGCCTTTGTTCACTTGCCGCCCTTGAACCAGCTGCATATAGTTTCCCATACGCCCGCTACTTCGTCTTTACGCTCGGCCTGCTTGGCTTTCCATGCGGCTTCGTGCTTCTCGAACATGTCGGGGTCGTCGAAGTTCGGCCCAAGCCATACCTGATTAAAAGGATATGGGTCTTTCTGCCTCGGCTTGTTCATCGCCTGTTCTTCGCGCTGAATCCGCCTGCATAAATCCATAGCCATTATCATCGGAATTATTGTCGCCATGTCGTTTTCTCCTTTTCGCCTATTATTTATTCTCCGTACGCCTCTTCCAGCTGCTCCTCCCAGCGCGGGTCGAACTCGCCGCACTCCGCCTTCATCGCCTCGAGCGCCGCGCGCTTCTGGTTGACGTACCTGTAGTGCTTTATGAGGAACGCGAGGAACGCCTGCTCGCAGCACATGGTGAAGTAGCTGAACGACGACGCGCGCCTCTCCGGCTTCCAGTTCTTTATGTTGCGTATCGACTTCTCCAGCGCGGCGCTGACCATCTCGTCCTTGTCCTCGCGGCGGTACCTCGAGAACCTTGGAGAGCCGAGGAGGTGCTGCGCGATGGAGCGGAACATCAGGCACACCTTTTCAGTCGGCGCGTTGTCCTAGGCCCTGCACTCCATGAGCGCGTCCGCCAGGTCGTCGTTCTCCAGATAGTGCTGTTTCTTCGTCCTGCTCATATCAGCACCTCCGTCCCTTTGCCCGTTATCCTGAAGCGCTTCGCGCCGGGCAGCTATTCGAGCGTCTGGCGCGGCACCACGAGGTTGATGGGCATTTCGTCCAGCGCCGGGCTGAACGTCAGCCAGAAGTCGCCGTGCGGGAACTTCACGCGCGTCGTCATGTCGCCTTCGTCGTAGGCGAAAAAAGGCCACGGGGAACAGCTAGACCCGCGGCCGGAAACAGGCGTCCGTTCGCCGGAAATCAGTCCCACGACAGCGCGGCGAAATACCCCTCGCATTCTTCGAGCGGAACCCTCTTGGCCGAGAGCGTCCCGTCCTCGGCGGTCCACGCCTCCCAGCCGCCTTCGCGAAGCCGTCCGCCGGCGCCGCGCACGAGCGCAGCGGCCTGTTCCATGGCGGCGTCCGCGCCGTCCGACAGGCGTTCGGCCTTCGCTTCGTCGAAGCCCCTCTTCCAGGCGTCTTCGGCCTCGCCCCTCAGCTTCAGCCAGCGTTCCACCACCGCGCCCAGGTTTGCCTTCGTCGTCTTCATGTCATGATTCCCTTTCTTTTATATTGTACCGCGCAGTTCTAACGTCACTTCAGCTTCGCGCACAGCCGGCGGAGCTTCTCGATTTTCTTGTGTATCGCGGAAACCGACTGGCAGAGCTCCTCTGCTATCTCGCGCTCGGTCATCGTCTTCAGGAGCTTCGCTATCTTGCCGAGTCCGTTCTCGTCCGCTATTTTCTAGACTTGCGCGACGAGGTCGCTTTCGTTAAGATGTTCCGCAAGCGACTTGTAGGGCTCTATCTCGTATTCGCCGTATTCGTGGCCCTCCTCGTATTCGTCCTCCGGCGGGTTCTCCACGTCGTCGAGCGGGACGCCTTTCTTCAGGCGGTGGTATTCGCACATGAGCGCGCCCATCGTGCGGACTTCGCCGTACTGCCAGCAATACGACACGGGGCTCATCGCGCCGGGCCTGTATTCGGACAGCAGCTTTACGAACGTCCCATAAACGGCGCCCTGTATGTCGTCGTCGGACAGATACCAGTCGCCGGGGAGCTTCGCTTTCAGCTTTGCCGTTATCGCCTTGCTGAAGTCGCGCAGCTTAAGCCAGTCCGCGTCGGACAGCTTCACGATTTTTTCAATGTCGATGTTTTTCATTTTGCTTTCTCCGTCAGTCTTCGTCCATCCGCGCTCCTCCGCAATCAGTCTCATTACGGAGCGGCCTACTCGGCTTTCGCCTTTCGGCCTCGCACAAATGACACGCCGGTGACTGGTCGACGTGGAACGCTTTCGCGCTGACATTTCTTATTTACAAAAAAGTCCTCCGAAAACGGCTCCGGGACGGAAAAAATTTCAAAAAATTTTTCTAGGATTTTCCTAGGAAAAAAAGTTGAAAAAAGTTGAAAAAAGAGGTGAACAAAATGCACCCCTAAATTGAGTAATACGGTGTAAACGTTGAACGTCAAGACGATATCGGTTTCGCAGATGTTCCGACGATAAAAAGCCAACGGCCTGAACCCTTCCGCAAATGCCTCCGCGACAGACGCAACGCGGCTGGTGCGGATGGCGCCGCGAAGCGGCCTTGGATTGTCGTTGAACGACGTCGTAGAGATGACTTTCAAGGCAAGTTAGGCCTTGCTGTTCTACGTCATTTCCACTCCGTATCTACGACACTTGCTTAGCGGGCTTCGCGCGTTGCGCTTCGCCCGACGGCCTCGCTTCGCGCGTTGCGCTCGCTTCGGCCGTATTAGACCGCGTTTTTGAAGTCGTGGGTTCAAGAAATCGTTGATACAATCCACGTCCCTCGCGCGCGTACGCGCGCGTTAACAAGTAATTTTTTATTTATATATATATTTATATATTATATTATTATAATAATATTATTATACTATATCGCGCGCGGGCGCGCGCGGGCGCGCGCGAGCGCGCCGCCGCGTTCCGACGTCTTTACGTCCAGGATTTCGCGAAACGGGCCTTAAACCGTTTTTAAAGCGTTCCAGCATGTGGCCCTTGTCATTTACGCCATTGGCCCGCGGAACGATTCTAGGGCCGTTTAAGGCCTGTTCTGGCTCACGGGCCTTTCCGGCGGACTGAAATCCCCGACTTTCCTGACGAAGGCTTCCCCGTACCGCAGCATCTCGGCGATTTCCTGAAGCCTGTTGGCTATCGCCGGAAGCTCGGACATGGCCTGTTCCGCCGCCTGTTCGTGCCTGTCCAGCCTTTCGCTGACGTCCATTATGTCGGACGCCGCCTGCTCCGCGTCGGACGCGGCCTGCTCCGCGGCCCGCGTCGCCAGCTCCGCCGATTGCGCCGCGTGTTCCGACGATTCCGCCGCCGCCCTGCCGTAGTCCGACGACGACCTGCTGGAAGCCGCCGCGTCCGTCGCTGCGCTGGCCGCCCCGTCCGCCGCGCTTTCGGCCGCCGTCGCCGCCGTCGTCGCCTTCGCCGCCGCGTCAGCCGCCCGCGTCGCGTTCTCGGCCGCCTTGGCGGCGTCTTCCTTCGCGGAGCGCGCGTCGGATTCCGCGCGGCTGAGTTCGTTCAGGGCGGCCGAATACCCGCGGTCGAGCGCCTTCATCCATCCGTCTTCGGCCGGTTCCGACGCCGCCGTCGCCGCGGCCTTCTTCCGCACGACCGCGCGCTTAAGTTGCCGCTGCCCGTCTTTTCCGTCTGGGCCGGGGCACCCCAGCCACAACAGCCTCGGCTCGTTCCTCGAATACCCCTCCTCCAGCGTCTTCATGCCCGGCATTGAACGCCATTCCTTCCACACGCCGAGGTTCGGTCCCGACGTCATCTGAAGCTGTTCTAGGCTCATGTCGAATTTCCTTTCTTTGACGCCTTTACTTTACATTCCCGCTCCGGCGTTCCTAGGAAAAAAAGTCGAACTTTTTTGAAAAAAATTTTTCTAGGAGCGTAAAATAGCGCGCCTCCGGCGTAAATATTTCTAAACGGTAATAAAAGGAGAACCGAAAAAATGGAAAAATCATCGCAGCAGTGGAAGAAGGTCCGCGAGACCAAGTTCGTCGAATTCTGGGTCTCTGACCTGGGCAAGTGCCGCAAGGTCGACAAGCGGACAGGATAGGCCGTCGAGACGTACGGCTACTACAACCGCGACACGGGCTACATGCAGTTCGCGCAGACGTACGTGCACAGGCTGGTCGCGGAGGCCTTCCTCGCGAAGCCGCGCGGCAAGGCGCACGTCGACCACGTCAACAACGACCGCACGGACAACCGCGCCTAGAACCTCGAATGGACGACGCGCAAGGCGAACAACTCGAAGGACCACGCCCGCAAGATGAAGCACCTCAACGGACGCGCGACCAGCCACGACGGACAGGTCATACTGGCGACCAACGGCCTGGAGACGAAGCTCTTCAAGAACGGGTACGAGGCCGCAAGGGCGCTCGGATGCAGCCACGTGCTCGTGTACAACGCCCTCAACCGCGCCGGTTCGGCGCGCCGCGCGAAAGGCTGGACGCTTGCCTGGACCGACATGCCGGCCGTCTGACGCTTCATTAAAAAAGGAGAAAAGGAACATGACTACGCTCGACGACAAACTGACGTACGGCGACCTCTACGAGGCCGCGCTCGAGAACAGCTACGACCCCGAAACCACGCTTCAGGAAATCCGCGTGCTGGAACACCTGAAGGCGCTCGCCTCGACGAAGCGCGTGACGAGGCTCGTGAACGAATTCGAGGCCAAGAAGGCAAGGGGGGAATTCAAATGAAGAAGGCCTGTTTTATCTTGCTGGCGGCCGCCGCGTTGGCGGCCGGTGTCCTCGCATGGAACGCGATGGACAAGGCGGCCGGAAAAGAAGCCGCCGCCGAACTGAAACGCCAAGAGGACTTCGCCAAATGGCGCGCGGCGATACGGCGCGCCGAAGAGGGAAGACGCGAAAGGGAGGGCCGTTAAAATGACTTTCTTGGAGACGATATGGACCGCGACCAAGTGCGTCGCGTGCGTCTGGCTGTTTTCGGTTGTCGCGGTGGGATTCGGCAAATGGCTGTATTCCGAGGCCGTCGCCTTTTTCCGCAAGTCCAAGGCTGAGCGCGTATGCGGGAAAGGAGGCGCGGAATGACTACGCGCAAATCCGACATGAAGCTCGAGAGACTGGCGGCGGCGTGGCTCGACGTGCATTTCTGGAAGCCGGTTTTCGGCGAGAAGTTCAAGCGCTGGGACGACCGCAGCCACCAGCTTAACGGCGTGGACCTGGAGCTGAAGGGAAACAACGGCCCGGTGTACTTCGACGAGAAGCTGAAGGTGAAACGCTGCCTCAACGACATACAGCAGAACGTCGGTTTCGAGATGTCGCTTATACTGCACGGCCAGCTCCGCGAGGGCTGGTTCGGCGGAGACTGGGCGATGACCGACTGGTACGCGACCATAGGCCTTTCCGCTACGGTTCAGGACCATACGCAGCTTAACGACGTATCGCAGGTGACCGGCGCCGACGTGTTGT